GTCGCACTTGGCACTGACTATGAAGAAATGCGAATTAAAATCTTGACCGCTATGGCAGAAGATAGATTGGAACAGCTAGAAAAGGATTACAAAAATGGATACATCCTTAATGATTAATCGCAGAGATAAAGACACCGATAATAAAATCGGGCAAGAACAAAAGTTAAACGTATTACGTTACTGGTTAACAAGTGGCTCAATAGATCCTCAAAGAGCAAAAGAAATCATTGAGCTTTATTACAAAGAAATGCCATTTTAGGTGGAAAAATGAAAATCTATATTGATATTGAAACAATCCCAACACAAAACAAAGAGCATCAAGATTTTGTGTGTGAAAACATTAAACCACCAGCTAATTACAAGAATGAAGAAACGATTAATAAATGGCTTGAAGAAAACAAAGAGCTTGCAGTTAATAAGACTTCTCTAGACGGCGCATTTGGTGAAGTTGTGGTGATTAGTGCAGCCATTAACGATGATGAAGTGGTTACATTCTACCGTAAAGATTGGCAAGTCAAAGACCGTGAGAAAGACATTCTGACACGATTTAATAACTGGCTAAAAGAACAAGCTAACCGATGTAAAACCGTTCCAGTATTCATTGGGCATAACGTAACGAGTTTTGACGGGTTATTTCTGTGGCAACGCTGCATCATTAATGGCGTGAAACCATATTACAAAATGGATAAGCGAAACACTTACGACACAATGTGGGAATGGTGCGGATATAACCGAGAATCAAAACCTAGCCTTAATAAGTTATGCCAAGTGCTTAATATCGAACAGAAAGGCGAAATTGACGGTTCTAAGGTGTGGCAAGCGGTACAAGATGGCCACATTGATGAAGTCGCTGAATATTGTGCTAAAGATGTTGAGCGAGTGCGAGCGATTTATAAACGAATGAATTTTGAGGTGTAGATATGGCCGATGAAGAAAAACAATCTCTACAGCGTAGAGCGTGGGATTTATTAAGTAAAATCAACGCAAACGACAAAACAGAAACTAAAGGCTCTGGTAAATTTGCTCTTAAATATCTGTCTTGGGCTTGGGCTTGGGGTATATTGATGGAAAACTTCCCAGAAAGCGGTTACGAAATACATCAAGATAAAATCCTGCCTGATGGCTCTGTGATGGTATCAGTAACACTAACCATTAAAGATGGCGATGAGCAATTTAGTCGCTTTATGTGGTTGCCTGTAATGAACCATTTAAACAAGGCAATTATAAATCCTGATGCTATGGATATTAACAAGGCGACTATGCGATGCCTTGCGAAAGCTATTGCGATGTGTGGGCTTGGGCATTACATCTACGCAGGCGAAGATTTGCCGGTAGATGATGAAACCCCAAAGACAAAATCACAAGAACCCTCTCAAAAATCAACCCAGCAGAATGCGAATTCTACTCAAGATAAATCAATCTTGGATAAGTTGAAAGGAGGATTGAAAGAGTGTGGTAGCAAGAAAGAGCTTGAAGAACGCTACGCAAAACAAATGCCTTGGATTGAAACGCATCACCCTAATTTAATTGATGAATATAATTCATTCTACGACATTTGTATCAATAATTTAAAAGCATAAGGAAACAATAAGATGGCTGGAATTAATAAAGTAATCATTGTGGGAAATTTAGGAAATGACCCAGAAATCCGCACAATGCAAAATGGCGAACAGGTTGCAAATATTACAGTGGCAACAAGTGAAAGCTGGACAGATAAAAACACAGGCGAGAAAAAAACTCAAACAGAATGGCACCGTATCGTGCTTTATCGTAGATTAGCTGAAATCGCTGGCCAATATCTACACAAAGGCTCTCAAGTATATGTTGAGGGAAGATTAAAAACACGTAAATGGCAAGATAGCAGCGGACAAGACCGTTACACAACTGAAATTCAAGGCGATAACTTACAGATGTTAGGTGGTCGCCAAGATGAACCTAAACAAGCAAAACCAAATAAAGCTAAACCAGAGCCATTAAGCGCTATGGCAGAACAAGATGATTTTTCAGACGGGATTCCCTTTTAGGGGTGAGTTATGGGTAAAGAAATAACACTTACCATTATTGAATGGCTTAAAAAGACACAGGTTTGTTCTGATAGTATTTTTTACATTAAGCCAGTAGGTGATAACTCTTTCATATCAACAATAGACGGAAAGAGTTTATTTGTAAAAGAAAGCAAAAGCCGAATA